AGACGTACTTAAAGGTGGCGCAAGTGCAGCATCGGACTTAGATCTAGTTATATCTTATGAAGTTATAGACGACGCTTAGGAGGTTTAAATTATGGCGCAAGGAAATGGCGGAATAATTGGACCCCCAAACGGAGTTAACCCTGCACAAACTCAATGTGCTCAAGTAACAACATTTACTTCATCAGGTACTTTTACATCACAACCTATAACAACAGAAATTAATTATTTAGTCTTAGCCGGAGGTGGCGGTGGAGGCGGTGGTGGAACTGCTGGACCTTGTAACGCTGCGGGTGGTGGCGGTGCTGGTGGTTATAGATCAGCAGGTTATGGACCATGTGCATTACAAGGATCAGCAATTTCAGTTTCTGGTGCTTCACCTTATGCAGTTGTAGTTGGTGGTGGTGGTAATGGTGGATCAGGAACAGGAGCACCTTCGGGTCATGGAAATAATGGAAATAATTCATCTTTTGCAGCGTGTACACCTATTGCATTAATTTCAACAGGTGGTGGCGGTGGAGGTTCTGGTGGAAACACTGGTACACCAACAAATAAAAATGCAAACCCAGGAGGATCTGGTGGTGGTGGCGGTGACTCTGGAACAAAAGGAACTGGAAATACACCTCCTTTTAATCCAGCTCAAGGAACAGATGGAGCAGATGGAGTTGGAGGAAGTAAAGGTGGTGGCGGTGGTGGAGCACTTACAGCAGCTTCCGGATGTGCAGGTGGTGGACAAGTACCAAATGCAATTACTGGTTCTGGAGCAAACTATGGATCAGGTGGAAATGGTGTACCTTATTCAAATCCTGGACCTTCTGGTCCTAATCAACCGGCAAACAGTGGTAATGGCGCACCTGCTGGAACTGGTGGTGGAAGTGGAGGAAATGGTGGACCAGGTATTGTAGTTATAAAAGAAGAAGCAGTTTCACTTCCAAAAAGTGCACCAGGTATTTGGGCAATGAACACAGTATATGATTTCGTAAAAGATAATAATTGGGTAACAAGAACAGCATCAGTAGATTACATGGTCGTAGCTGGTGGTGGAGGTGGTGGATCTGGAGCTGGTGGAGCAGGAGGTTATCGTGCATCAGGTTATGGCCCAAGTCCTTTACAAGGATCAGCACAAGAATTAACTTTAGGAAGTTATCCAATTGTTATTGGAGCAGGAGGAACAGGAACTCCTGAATCAAATGAATCTAGACCCGCAGGTGGTGACTCATCTTTTCATAATATTACATCATCTGGTGGTGGAGCAGGTGGAGCAGTATCAACTAAACCAGGTGGTGATGGAGGAGCTGGAGGTTCTGGTGGTGGAGCAGGATTAGCTAACCCACAAGCATTATGTGGAGGAGCAGGTAATACACCTCCTCAAGATCCTTCTCAAGGTAATCCAGGGGGTAATACACCAGCTGGTGTAGCTAGTGGTGGAGGTTCTGGAGGTGGTGGAGCAACCGCTGCAGGAGCAGGAGGAGGTCCAAGTTCTGCAGGAGGAGCAGGGGCACCAAATACAATTACAGGATCTGATGTAACTTATTCTACTGGTGGAAGTGTAACAACTGGATCACCTGTTGCAGGTGGAGATAACACAGGTAAGGGTGGTAGTGGTACTGCTTATCCATCATCTCAGGCTGGTGGAAATGGTGGTTCAGGTATCGTGATCGCAAGAACGCCTTCAAGTGCAGGAGTTATTTTTCAAGCAACACCAGGTGGAGAGGTTTCTCAAGCACCAGATGGTGGTCAAATTGCAACCTTTACAGCATCTGGTTGTTTATCAATTTTAGATTCAAGTGCAGGTGTTAGTGCAAGTTATTTAATAATTGCTGGAGGTGGTGGTGGTGGAGCTGTCAATACTAGTCAAGGTGGTACTTCAGGTGCTGGTGCTGGGGGATATAGAAGTTCTTTTCCAGGTGGTTCTGGTGGAGGTGCTTGTTCTGAAAGCACTATTACAATTGCTCCAGGAGTTTATACGGTTACAGTTGGTGGAGGTGGTGCAGGTAGAACAAGTGGTTCAGGAAATGGAACTAATGGTGTTGATAGTGTATTTTATGGAATTACTTCAGTAGGTGGAGGTAGTGGTGCAGCAATAGAAGGAACTGGTGGTTCAGGTGGTTCAGGTGGAGGTGCAGGTTCAGGTAGTCCTGCTGGTTCAGCTGGTTCAGGAACTGCTAATCAAGGTTTTGATGGTGGTGGACCAGGAGGTGGTAATGCTGGTGGTGGCGGTGGTGGAGCAGGAGCTGTTGGTTCAGCTGCTAGTGGTGAAACAGGTGGAGCAGGTGGAGCAGGAAAAGCTTCCTCAATAACAAATTCTGCAGTTACAAGAGCTGGTGGTGGTGGAGGTGGAGTTTATGATAATAGAGCTTCAGTAGGTGCAGGTGGTTCAGGTGGTGGTGGAGACGGTGGAAATAACGGTCCTCCATTAAATGGAGGTGCTGGAACAACCAACACAGGTAGTGGTGGTGGAGGAGCTGGTAGTAATGCTTCTTCTGTAGGTGATGGTGGTAATGGTGGATCAGGTTTAGTAGTAGTACGTGTACCAGGTTCAACAACAGCAAGTGTTGCACCAGGAACTAATAGTATTGCAACATTACCAGCCCCAGCTGGAGGATGTAAAGTAGCATCATTTACTGTATCTGGAACGTTGACAATAAGTTAAATATAAAATATAAATATAATTTTTAAGGAGTAAAAATATGGCACATTTCGCAGAATTAAAAACAAAAGTAGATCCAACAGGATTCACAACTGATACTCATCAAGTAGTTGAAAGAGTAGTAGTTGTAGGAAATGATTGTGTTCCTTCAGACATGCACCAAGATGGTGAAACATGGTGTATCAATTTTTTTAAAGGTGGAATTTGGAAACAAACTTCTTACAATCATAATTTTAGAAAACAATATGCAGGAATCGGAATGATTTATGATCCTGTAAAAGATAAATTTTTAGCACAACAACCTCATGCTTCATGGTCATTAGATTCTAATGATGATTGGCAAGCACCAATAACTTATCCAACAGTTATAGACGATGGTCAAGAAACACCAGAATGGTTCTATGTAATTTCTTGGAACGATACAAAATATCAAGCTGACAACACTAAAGGTTGGGAAGCAACAAAATCAAACGACGAATCGGAAACACCTACCAAATATAATTGGAATGGCACAGCTTGGGTGTCCGAATAGGAGACTCAAATGGCCAGATCTAATGGCGGAATAATCGGTAAAACAAATAAAACTTCTTTCGGGAAGTGTACTCAAACTGTAGTTACTAGTGATGGGTGTCACACAACGCAACCAGGAACTGGAGTTGTTAAAGTTCTTTTAGTTGGAGGTGGCGCAGGTGGTGGAAACAATCAAGGTGGTGGCGGTGGTGCAGGTGGCGCTGAAGTATTTAATTGTGTTTCTGTTAATGGAAACACAGCTTATCCAATAGATATAGGTGCAGGTGGAGCAGCAAATGCAGATGGTAATGATACAACCGCTTTTGGTAAAACAGGTGGTAAGGGTGCATCTGGTGGAACATCCCCTGTAGATGCTGGTAGCACTGCACCTTTAGGTTCTGGTGGTGGAGGATCAAACTGTGGAGCTGGTGGTGGTGGTGGAGGACCGCAAGGTAATCCTGGTGGACCTACTGCTGGATCACCTGGAGGATTTTCAGGTGGTGGTGGAGGCGCTGGCGGTGCTGGTGAACCCGGTGGAACAGGAGCAACTTGTGAACAAGATGGTGGTCCAGGAACAGATTTTAGTCCACAGTTTCCAGGTATACCTAACTCTGGTGTATATGGAGGAGGTGGTGGTGGAGCTTCAAGAAATTGTCAACCTCAAAGAGGTACAGGTGGACCCGGTGGAGGTGGTAATGGAGAATTAGGAGCTGCTCAAACAGCTGGATCAAATGCATCTGCTAACACTGGTGGTGGTGGCGGTGGAGGTGGTGGACCTATAGGTTCTAGTAGAAGTGGATTTAATGGTGGCTCTGGTATCGTAGTCGTAAAAGAATTAAACAAAGCAAGTGGTGTGTGGTCAATGCAAAGTCAATTTCAAGCCAAGTCTCAAGGAACATGGCCTAAACCAAGTTTAGCACCTTTTACTATAGATTATTTAGTAGTAGCAGGAGGTGGAGCTGGTGGATCTAATCCTGGTGCTGATAATGATGGTGGTGGCGGTGGAGCAGGAGGATACAGAGCTTCTGGTTATGGACCAAGCCCATTAAGAGGATCTGCTTTACCTGCAGAAGGTGGACAAACTTATCCCGTAACCGTAGGAGGTGGAGGAGCTTCTGGACCTAATTGTCAACCAGGTGGTAGTGGTACTGCTTCAACTTTTGCAGGATCAACTACAATAACATCAGCAGGTGGTGGAGGTGGTATGAGTAGAAGTGGACCAGCTGGAGCAGATGGTGGATCTGGAGGTGGAGCATCTACTCCAGGTGCAGCTCAAGATAATGCAGGTTCAGGTAATACACCTCCTGTAAGTCCGCCGCAAGGTGAACCTGGTGGAGGTGGATCAAACTCTCCTCCTAATAGATCAGGTGGTGGAGGTGGTGGAGCTACTGATCAAGGATCTAATGGTAATTTTTTCAGTTGTGGTACTGGTGGACAAGGTGGAGATGGTGCTGATAATGACATAACAGGAGCTACCGTTGAATATGCTTCTGGTGGAGGAGGAGCTGGTGCTGGTGTAAACGGTGGAGCTGGAGGACCTGCTTCAACAGCTGGTAGCGGAGGTCATGCACCCGATAATCAAGGTGGTGGATCTGGAGGTTCTGGTAATGGTAATGGAGGTTCTGGAGTTGTAATATTAAGATTTCCAGGAGATGCTGCAGCTGCAGCAACAGTGGCACCAGGAACAAATACTTTAACAGCTCAACCTGATGGAACATCAGTTGCTAGATTTACAGTTAATGGAAGCATATCATTTGCTCAATTTCCAGACTAATAATTGACTATTTCTTAATAAATGTTATATTAAGTTCATAAAGACATATGAACCTAACAAATTATTATTGGTATTTTAAATCAGCTATTCCAGAACGTATTTGTGATGACATTGTAAAGTATGGTCATCAAATGCAAGATCAAATGGCAGTTACTGGTGGTTATGGTGATAAAAAATTAAATTCAAAACAAGTTAAAGATTTAAAAAAGAAAAGAAACTCAGACATTGTTTGGATGAATGATAGATGGGTTTATAAGGAAATACAACCTTATGTGCATCAAGCAAACGCTAATGCTGGTTGGAATTTTAATTGGGACTTTAGTGAGTCTTGTCAGTTTAC